TTACGGCTTGTTTGATTTTCTGGCAAGCGATAATTTCCCCGTTCTGCACTTGCTCAGCATAACGATGCCACGGCATTTACATCACCAAGATTTCATCAATGGCGTCCGTTTCTTCCGTTTCCACTGGATTTTTACGGCGACTAACAGGATCGAAACCTAGCAAGGAAGACATTTTAATCATCACTTTTTCCGCATCTGATTTTGCAGAAAGTGCGGGGTTGCGTGATTGCGTGCCTTGAGAATTAACAATAATGAAACCATTTTTTGCTAAATCTGCCACAGAATGACGCCAAATTGCGTAGTTTTCGCAATAAATTTCAAGGTTAGTTAAATCTTCAGGTTTAATATCGCCACGTTCTGAAAGTTGCTTAATGCGTGCTTTCCATTGTGATTTAGCGATCTCATCTAAAAATTCAGGTGCTTTATAGCTTTTTCGTTTATTCATTGTTTTCCTTATTTTCAAAAAAATCACTGCGCATAAAAATTTAAGGGGGCGGGCGGTTCTACGGCTTTCGGCTTTTCTTTTCAAAACTCCCCCTACCTTGTCTATCTCATTGATTATTAAGCAATCCTCAACTTTGAGTTTTGCAAAATCCATTTCTGGATTTCGTCCAATATTTAATCAACACGCCCAATTTTGGGCTGGTTCAGTTGTTTCGATATCGCAACGGCTGAAGTGTTTCGATATCGAAACAGTTGGCTTGCAGTTGTGGTCATATGGTAACAACTGAATGAACTGTGGGCATATTCCCACGCTTGAAGTAGTGATGGTTATATCACCACAACTTACTTCTTCGCCCCAAATCCGCGCTTGTCTATCACCCTTGTCTTGTAGCTGTGGCAATCACGGCATAAGGCCTGATGATTACTTGCTACCCAAAAGAGCGGATCAGCTTGCCCATTCTCTACGGGTTTGATGTGGTCGATTACTGTTGCAGGCGTATGTAATCCCTTTGTTAAACACATCACGCACAAAGGATTATGCTTTAGGTATTGTGCACGGTATTTGCTCCATTTGTGGTCATAGCCTCTTGCGCTACTGCTTGGGCGGTTGTCTTTTGGTTTGGTCTGGTGTTCTTCACATCTGCCAGATTTCACGCGATTACGACAACCAGGGAAAGAACAACGCTTTAAAGGTTGATAAGGCATAACATCACCTTAATAGATACAGGGTTCACGGTACACTTCCCACAGGGATTTGATTGTCATTGGCACAATCGTTTGATTAATATCCGTGGTGATTTCCCTGTTAGTGTAAAGGTGCGCAATATACATCAAGCAGCCTACTTTGATTGTGGGATAAAAAGGGATTGTGGTTGCAGTTTCTTCTTCCGCAAAAGTTTTCCCTATATGACGTTGTGCCACTTCGATTGATACCACGGCATAGCGTTCTAACAAGTCATCATCAAGATCAAAATCTTCCATAATGTTCAAGTGTGCTTTGATTTCCTCTAGCGAAATAACAAGATCAACGTTCGCCATAAGCTTCCCCTTCCTTACACATTAACTGCAGTTCTCTGTGTTCGTCCTTGCTGTCAATCACTGAATAAATATCCCAATGTTGATCGCCATATTTCACCCGCATTTTTCTTGTTACATTGGGCAAATAACGAATGCGCACGCGGATAATATTTTCACCTAATTGAAATGGACCACTAAAATATTCGCGCCCTTGCAAGGGTTCAATACTTGCCCGCACCGTTGCCACATCTTCCCAAAATGTTTTATTACCACCATAAGGATTGAGTTGCTTTTCTTTCTCGTGATTGCGTGCTTGCAAGGTGATCACTTTGTTATATTTCCCGGCTCTAATCATTCTCGCCATTGTTACCACCTTTTTTCACTTCTACGGTCTGTTTCCACGCTTGGCTAAATTCATCACCGCCAACATAAGGCGAAAGCCCCTCACGTCTGCGCACTTCATTAGGGTTCATAATGCCGGCTTTAATTGCCGTGTCGTAACTATTGAAGCGATCGTTTTGACTGGTTCGTAATAAATCACTGGTATCAAATTCAATTAAATAACGTTGCTTGCTTTGGCGGCTAACGTCCACCATCAGCGCATCTTTTAACTGCTGTTCAAAGTTAGTCAGCCACGGGTGCAAGGTTTGCGATAAAAAAGCACGGCTTGCTTCGCTAAAATTGGAATAGCTACTATTGGAATAATCTTGCAAAAAGATCGGGCTGATATTGTAAATGCGCGCAATATCGGAAATCGTAAACGTGCGGCTTGCTAACCATTCCGCATCTTGGTTTGTCATTCCTAACTGCTTATATTCCATTGAGCCTTCAAGCACCGGCGTTTTACCTGCATTTTTTGCCCCTTTGTAACGTTCCAAGGCTTTCAGTGCTTTCTTGCCTTTGGCTTCGTCTAACCATTCTGCCGTTGTAATTAGCCCGCTGGCCATCAAGCCATTCTTCATCACTGCAGCGCCGTGTTTTTGCTGTGCCATTCCTAAGCCTACAGTTTCGCGGCAAATTGCAATCGGAGAACGCCCCATAAAGCCATCAAGTGAAGAATGACGCAAATGCAACACTTCATCTTGCAAATAATTCTTTGTCTTGCCGTCTAAATCGGTGATTTGATAAATATGCTCACCTTTTGACGTGCGCAAAATATTCACCGCACTAGGCTGATAAGGCGTAAGGCTGACTGGCTCACCCTGCTTATCCCATTCAATCACGGCATAAGCATTCCCATTTAGTAAACAATGGCGCATTAGGGTATATTTGAATTGATACGGTGTTTGATTGCGGTTCGGCATTTCATTCAATAAATAATCAACAGGGTGATCGAAAACACGCTCACGCCCATCTTGCTTTAATTGATACAAATAGCACGGCATTGACGCCACCGCTTCCGCAATCACGGTAACGGCATTCATTACTGCAGGCAAGGCTTCCGCTGTCTGTGGGCTAACAAATTCACCTGCTGACGTATTTGCCACGCCTAAATAAGAAATTAACTCATCAATTCCCAAAGGCTGGCTACGTTGTTCTGTCTTGCGTTTAAATGGCCACATCTTATAACCCCGCTAAATCAGCCCAATAAGATAAAAGTGCGGTGCTTTTTTGCTGCATTTTTGCTTTGGCTTGCGCCATTGAACGGCTGGCAATCTGCACATTGCTTTCAGGATAAGCGGGAATGCTGGTTACAGTGATTTCCACCAATTCCGCACTATTGACCGTTCTCAAGCACGGCGTGGCTTCAAAATCCCACGCTTCCGCCTTGGCATAAAAGCCAAAAGACATTCCGGAAATATCGCCACGTTCTACACTGACTAATAAATCACGCCCTAACGTGGTGTCTGGTGGAGTAAGCTCAAAGCGCAATCCAACGGCATCTTCTTCCAGTTTCAACGTGCCGGCACTGGTTCGCCCAAGTAGCTTAGTGTGATCGTGTTCAAATAACGCCCGCACATCTTGGCCACTGGCTAAACTTGCTGCAAAAGCATTCGGCGCAAACTGTTCAACAAAATCCCCCCAGATTAATTCACTTGGGCTATTCCATTGCACCACATAGCCAAACAGCTTTTTATCTTGTGCTTGAATATCAGATGAACGGATTTCAAAATCTTTATTCATAATCTACCTACTGACAAAAAAGGGGCTGAATGCCCCTCTGATTGGTTATGCAGTTGTTTCAATAAACTTGATGGCGTTACTATCCACCACGCCACCGCCCAAATATTTGTCCGTGTGAACTTTATAAAAGCCCGGCTCGGTGATATTGTCAGGACGAGTACGCGCGCCGGTTTCGTGATCGACAATGTAATAACCACGTTTAAAATCACCAAAGGCAAGCACCGCTTTACCCGTGCCACCGGTTGGCATTGTTTCCAAATAATAAACTGGACGACCTAATAACGTGCTTGGTGCATCAACCGTTAAACCATCACGCCAAATAAAATCACCGTTTTTATTTTTCAATTTCTGCAATGTGGCCGCAATGCTTGAACTCATCACCCAAACCGCATTTTTACGGTATTTGCTATGCAAGGTATAGAATAAATCGATCAGCGTGTCAGCCGTGATTTTGTCCGCACTAGTTACTTCTAATTTTTGCAATTCGCCAAAAGTGCGGGCTTTATCATTCGCAGTAGAACGCGTATAAGCTAATAGCCCTTTTGCTTTCTTGTCGCCATCGCCAGAAGTTAAATCAACTTCTTCCGTCTCGGTGAAGCTCTCACTAATTTCTTCAGTCAGCCAGCCCAACACATCAATAGAAGAAAAATCTAAAATCTCTTGGGTTGTTTTCGGGTAAGCATAGATTGGATTTAATGCGATAGTAACTTCATTTAATTTCGGTGTGTTCGTGCCAGTGCGCGCTTGACCTTCTTCACCGTGGTTCACTACCGCACCGCCAGCAGAAACCAATTTCTTATATTCTTTCGCACCAACAGGCAAACGCACCACATTAGCAATCTGACGCATTACGCTATCATCTGTTAAGCGTTTCATCACTTCTTTATCTAATTGTGGGATTACGGAATAGCCGCCATCATCATTTGCCGTAGTGGAAAGATTAGAACGCAATTCACCCGTTTTAATGTAATGACGTAATTCATCATTGGTAAATTGGGCTTTATTGCGGGTTTCTACTGGCTCACCTTTTTGACTGCGTTCTTCATCTGCCACCGCTTCATAGCGGGCGATTTCATCAGACATCTGTTTAACTAACTCTTTCAGCTTATCAAACTGACCGCTTTCTTCCTCGTTTAATGAACGATTTTCTTTTTCTGCTTTTTCCAACAATGCGCGCATTTCTGCCGCGTGTTGTGCTTTTTGTTGGCGAAGTTCTAATAACTTTTTAAACATAAATTAAACCCTTATTGTTGATATTGAATTTCATAATGCAAATTAGCTGAGATCCAAGCTGCTTGAGCCTCATCATAGCTATAACTAAATTTTGCTAATCTGAAGGTATCTAATGCAGGAATTTCAGCATCAGCTAGCATATTAGTAACAAGTTCAGCGACTTCATCTAAGGCTTCTTCTGTCATATAGAACGGCAAATAAATCCCAACCGTTAAAACGCCGTCGCCTTGATTTCCGCACATTGTCATTTCTTCTAGCATCACTTCATCAATAAAAACCGCAATCGCTGGCAATTCTTTCTCAACATCCGCAAAAACTGGACGCCCATTAATAAAGCGCTCAATCCCTTCAATCTTTCCTTGAAGATTAGCTAAAACCTGTTTTCTGATTTCACTATGAATATTCATTTTTTGCCTCAAATTTCTTCTTAATTAAGAAGGCTACAATTAGCCCATATCACAAGATAAACAGATATTTAGGAAAGTAAATAGCTTATTTTTTAGGCGATTGGATACGATAAGTTATGAAAAGTTAATAAAGTTTAAATGATTGTTTTTTAATCAAAGAAAGGAAGGGAAAATAGGATTTTTAAAAGGTGAACACGGTGAACACAGTTATAAAAAAATATATTTGATTTAATAAAAAGTAAGAATAGAATATCTGAAGCAATCAATGAATTTTGTGTGATTTTTGTTTTTAGTAACAAGGATAGTAACAAGAAATCAAACAGACGTAAGAATATCATTATATATCAATAAATTAAAATTAATTTCAAGTCTCGCTCAGGCACCAACTAGCCTAACTAAGCCTTTCGCAAGCACTCGAAAGGCTTTTTTAATGCCTGAAATATCAAGGTCTTAGACTATTTTACCCCTCGCAACTCATCATAATTGCATTTAATGTTAAAAACAATCAAGCAATCTTGCTTAAGCATAATATTTACAACCTCGAGCGGTATTGCTAAAACATCATTTTTCCTCACGTTTTACGGCACGTCTTCCCATTCTTGTCCCTCATCTTTGTTTGCTGTTATTAGTGTTTTATGGGTAAGAGCTTATTCTATAAACTAGAATTGATACCCAATAGAAGTTGATGTACTAAGATCTTTGTTGCTACCATTCATTCCAGTGGCAAGACTAAATTTTGCTTTCCAATGTCCATTGTCACTTAATCTTGATACGCCGATAGCGACAGCACTACGATCACGATAAGTTCCTACGCCAACAGCAACCATACTTTTTCCGTCTTTAGTCGCAGAAACTAAGCCTGCCATTGCATTGCTAGCAGCAATGCCACTAGCTAAGCGATTATCTAACAATTTTATATCACGTTGTAATTGCGTAATTTGTGTATTCAAATTTGGGATTAGTGTTCTGTTTTCAAGTTGTGTAATACGAGCATCGTGTGTATCTATGTCGTTTTCTAATTTCCCAATTATTGTGTTATTTTTTATATAGTTTTTCATTTCTGCAACAATCTTAGGATCATTACCCTTATCATTAGGTATATAATTTGAAACCACATTATTGTAAAAGTCTGATCGTTCGTAATACTCATTTGTTACTGCTGTCACCGTATCAACACCAAGTATGGCATCAATAAGATCCAGCCTTTCACAAGGGGCACACTCATCAGCAGGTAGTACCTCGTTACCGTTACTTTCTCCCTTAGCTAAGGTGTTATAAGAAATTAACAATGTAAATAGGGTTAAAAATAAAGCAGGTATTTTTTCACTTTGATTAACATAATGATTCTCCTCATTTTAAGCAGTGGATAATTCGGTTTACGTTAATTTGTGGCATATCTCTAATATCATCATCAATTAAAAATTGCCTGTTGTATATTAAATATACTCGGGGGGGGGGGTAAAAATAACTAAAAAAACGTAGATTTGTAATTTATATCTTATTTTTTTGATATCCATCAATAAGGATGTTTTTTAAGAGATATTGATGAAATATGATTACTGTTATTTTAATTTGAGGAAAAATTAAATGCTAAAATTGAAGATATGAGAATAGAGTCATAGATGCGTACATCGAACTTTGCAAAGGGTATTTTTACAATACCCTTGTATATT